TTGTACAGGCATTCACTGTAATGCCCAGGATCACCTTCTACAGCGTAATGGCGGTATTCTTTTCCCTGCATCCATGACTTTCTTCTGGCCCGCTCGATGGTGCCGGGCTTTAGCCCTGTTGATGCAATAAGGACTCTCTCCGTACACCATTTGCTGGGGGTTATCTGATAGATGATTGTCTGCATGCCAACCTCATAAAACTTTCATCCACGGCAGTGGCACCACACTTCAAACATTCGCTTCACATCTTCTGTACAACACGGTGTTGTTTATGCAGCGAACAATTTTTACCGGGTAACCGGCACTGTCGGTATACAGTTGTCCCTGATTAATCAGAGCGAACATTTTTTCTCCTGCTCTCTGAATAGTGAGAACTTCAGAGCCGTATGTTTGTAGCGGGTTCAATACTGATAATTTCTGCTGAGATAAGCATCCCGGCAAGCCAGAGTTCCCCGGACAGGTCTTCATCCTGGCATATCAGTTCGCCAATATTAATGGTGGCCATGATATCCGTTTTCCCTGTGCGCTCATCCAGGACTTCTTCATAAGGCAGCGTTGCGTACAGGCTTTCAATAGCGCAATTGATAACATCCAGTCCGGTCAGATTGCCGCCGACAGTAACTTCGAATGTTTCGCGGTATTCCCATAGTCCGAAAGTTAATCGAACGGTTTGTTTTGCCATGCGTCCGCACGACGTCAGATTCGGGTCATAGTTCATTATTTGCGGTTGAGTATTCTGGTTGTTCATCTGATTTTCCATTAACCCGGCGGTTTGCCGGGCGTGTAAGTTATTTAATCTGGATAAATGGTGTATTGGCACCACTGGTCATGTATTGCGGCAGTGTACCGTTCCACTTGTTGATGGCTTCCAGCTCCATGACGCCAGGGTTCTGGCGCAGAGCTTCGCCGCGTAAACGAATGGCATCGGCTTCTGCCAGGGCTTTTGTTCGAATGGCATCAGCCTGTCCGGCAGCTTCTGCACGCAGCATGTTGGCCTCCGCTTCACGTTGCTTGACTTCCTGTTCGCGCTGCAGGGTTTTCTGGTTTGCCGTGACTTTGGCGTTAATGCTGTCGATAACGGTTGGTGGGTATTCCGGTTTACCTACATAAGAGAGGCTCATTACCTGAACGCCGATGGGGGTCATCTCTTCCTGAATGTCTTTAAGTGCGGCATCCAGTAGTTCAGACTTGCCGCCGTCGATAAATTTGTCGGTGGTCATTTTGCTGGCCAGTCGATTGAGTGCGTCGGCGATCTTCTGGCGCAGGTCAGTGGCGGTAATGTCATCCACGCCTTTGCGGTAGGTCTGAAACACCGTGGTAACTTTGGATGGATCAACTTTGTAGGCAACACCGATGTGATAGCCGATGGTTGTGCCGTCACTCATCTGGAAGCTGAACGGCTCATCGTAGGTCTTCATTTGTTTGAAGGTTGGGAAGATGTAAACTTCAGTATTCCAGCCAGTCCAGTAGCGACCAACACCGACCACCTCACCGACGCCTTTATCGTCGCCCAGTTTATTTACTTTGATGCCAACATTACCGGGTTCAACGCGATCGCAGCCGACAAGGCCAATGGTCGGCAGAACAATGGCTAAAGCAAAAATAATTTTTTTCATTTTTTATCCTTAGTGAAAGAAAGACCCTTGTAAATGGCATAAATGCAGGGCGGGGTCAGAAACGCCAGTGCAAAGCCAGAAGTAACTGCTATCGTATCCTTCATGGATATAAGGAACGGAACGAGTAATCCGTAAATGCATGCGATAATTGCCAGTAAAATTACTATTGTGAAATACAGTCTCATTGGTATGTGGTATCCCGATATTTTTAACTGACAGACAGCGCAATAAAGAGAATAATGATTTCTGTTATTGTCAGTACTGTGGCAAGGATTAAAAGCAGTTTTACTCTGCTTAATTCACGGTTGTTTTTCATATAAATGGTTAGTAAAAAACGGAAGAATTATATTCTTCTTAATATTTAATGTGTCACTGGCCTTCTGGCATACCATGAGTATTCAGGTCGTTAATCATTTCATCCAGAAGGAGTTCAAGCCCTTCTCGCCCCATGTCTGAAACAATGAAACCTTTATCTGGGTATGTAATGAGCATTTTCTGATAAAGAAACAGCGCTCTACCCATTCCTTCTGCCTTGCCGTATTTTTGAATTAAATTCCATTCAATATACTGCTGTAAGGCAAACCGAATGGGGCCGGGATATATCGTCATAACCCCATGCTTCCCGTTATATATTACGGCGCGATCTGTTGTTCCGTGTTCGTTTGGGATATCAATAGTGCCATTCTTGTTTTCTTCTTCGTTGATGAATGTCGTCACGTACAACCAGCGCCACTGGGCTACCTTCATCTCAACAGGGAGTTTACCCAGTAATCCTGCATTGTCGGCTTGTGCGAGGCATTGAAGGATTTGCAAACCTTTCACATTAGGATGATCGAATTCACCTGCATCCAGACGGCGGATTGCGTCGTGATAATCAATAGTCATACTGCCAGTTCGTATACCTGTGGCTGTTGCTTCAGCCTGGAATTCAGCGTATTGCATGATATTTACTCCTCATCTTCATCTGCTGGTGCAATAACGTCATATCCTGCCTTTTCTGCAATAAACAGGAATGTTGAAAGACTTCCTACAAGTTCATCGTCATGAACATGACGAATTAATATTACTTTCCCGTTTTTGATGGTCAGCAATACTCTGGTTTGCTCGTGTTCTGCTGTTTTCTGATGCATTATTATCTCCCATATGCTTTACGCAGAAACAAGCAGGCAATATGCATGTAATTTTTCCCGTGCTGTGCAATAAGGCAGGCTGTTTTGTGTGATGCCTTATGTTTTATAAAGGTCATATAAAACCTCCTGTGGATTAAGGATGTGATAATCCCCGGCGATTAAGCCGTAATATATTACCCGGAGATGACTTGTTCTATTTAACTGGTTAGTTCTTTTTCAGCTGCTGCTTCAGCATAGCAACGTGCAAATTCAAGAACTTCATCACCTGTTCTTTTTATTGCGTCGTTGTCTGACATTTGTAATACAACAACTGCGCATAATAAATTATGGATATTGTTTGCAAAGGAATCTGGTGCCAGGCATAAGCCTTCATACTTATCATGGATATTGCCAGTCATTGTTGCTACTCCTTTGCTTCTGATTTGCCTGTTAACAACCACATCAGGTCACAATTAAGAGCACTGGCCAGTGGTACTATCTGATCAGCTGGAACTTCATGGATGCCGCATTCCCAGTCATTTATGGGGTCACTATAGGTATGAATCATGCGGGCAAGATCAGATTCGGTTAATCCCAGTTTTGTACGGGCGCTTTTGATGCGTGCGCCAATACTTTCCACATGGACTTCAGGCTCATTTACGCGAATAACTGACTCGCTGTTTTTTTCACTCAGCAGAGAAAGCGGATCGCATCCTAGGACGTTTGCCAGGGGGATAAGCATGCTGATGGTTGGTTCGTACTCTCCGCTCTCCCACTGGATGATAATTTCTTCATCGAGATCGAGCAGCCTGGCGAGTTCGGCAGTTGTTAAGCCGCAGGCTTCACGTTTGGTGCGTATGCAGGCTATCTTGTTGCCTGAGCGAATAGAATGTTGTTGTTTTGTCGATGCGATCGCTAAAGCATATTCATGAGTAAATTCCAGCACATCAAACCCAACCTCTTTTAATCGCGTATCATCCAGGAGGTTGAAGGTGCGAACAGCACTGAGCAGGTTTGCGATGGTTAATGCAAAAGAATCGAGGTCTAAATCATCACATAAAACCTTGTTGTAAGTATTGAGGCTACATGTTTTTGGTGTTGTTTGTAAGGCTTCCATATCATCACCATGCAATTCTAAGTTGAAGTTAATCAATATATAATTGATGGTGAGATATTATGTATCAGGAAAACGTGTGTCAATCAAAAATTGATAAACTTGATTTTTTTGTAATGTGTGACCAATAATTTAATTTAAAATCAATAACTAACCAAATCTGTTGATATTGAATGGTACCGATGAGATGACTTTTGACTGGATATATAGCAGCGCCATTCCCTCTTTTTCGATGCTCCATGGCTGATAGTTGGGATTGTCTGATAAGACCATGATCTTGCTTCCAATTTTTTGAAGTCGTTTGATGTAACATTCGCCATCAAAGCAAAATGCATAAATGCCATCACCGTCAAAATAAGTTACTGTTTTATCTAAAAACAGCAAGTCCCCTGGGGAGATTGTTGGGGCCATGCTGTCCCCTCTGGCGTTACCAATTTCTATGTTCTTGAATGCTCTGTTACCGACCAGGCGGCGGGCATATTCAGGATCAAGTTCTATTGAGCGTACAACATCAATTAGATCTCCCCGAACATGAGTTCCGTCGCCGCAGCTGAATTCAACATCCAGTACATTGAACACAACGCTGTCTTCTCTTGTATGGTGTTTTTCAGCTGAAGAAAGTGTTGATGAGGTGTCTTCACCCAAAAACCAGGATTGTGGATAACCACTAATTACTGATAGTTGTGCAAGTTTATCGCTTCTGGGAAACGTCTTTCCTGTAGTCCAGTATTGTACTGATTGTGCGCTTACACCCAGCTTACGGGCTAGTTCAGCCTGACTCCAGCCTTTTGTTTTCAGCATCATTGCTATCCGATTTTCTGTGCTTTTTACATTCTTCATGGTGAGTTCCTGTCGAGGCTTTATACACATAAATATTAACTTGATTTTAGTGTATTCGATCCTTTTGAAACTTGCATGTTAATTTATTCTTGATGTATTCTTGATTTGTAAAGTTAATATTGGAGCTGTGCTGTGATAAAACTGAATGATTACGACATGTTGCGTAAATTGATTCCTCAAAACGCCATAGCAAGATACATCGGTGTTACGCCACAAGCGGTGAACCTGTGGTTTTCTAAAAACTCCGTTCCTTCTCGTTTTGTTTTACGGGTGTGTGAATTAGTTGAATGGAAGGTTACTCCGCATGGGTTAAGACCTGATCTATACCCTTATCCCGAAGATGGAATTCCTGATTCGTTACGAAAATCAAACGGTATTACCAGAGATTAAAGACTGACTGTCACGAGCAGTAACTCACGATGCATACGTTTTGGCGTGAGTTCTGAAATGTCATCCTCAAGGAGCAATCAGATGAATACCGCAATTTTTACCGATAAAGCATCCATGACCAGCGTTGAGATCGCAGAGCTGGTGGGCAGCCGCCATGACAAAGTGAAACAATCCATTGAGCGCCTTGCTGAACGAGGGATTATTCAGCTTCCCCCAATGGGGATTTCTGAAAATATCAATGGGTTAGGTTTAACTCAAAAAAGTAAGCATTATCTTTTCGAAGGTGAACGAGGCAAGCGCGACAGCATCATTGTTGTCGCACAGCTTTGCCCTGAATTCACCGCCCGCCTGGTAGACCGCTGGCGCGAACTGGAAGAACAAATCCGCAAACCAATGAGCCAGATCGAAATGGTTGCTGCAATGGCGCTTGAAGCTGTTCGCCAACAAAGACGTCTTGAGCAGGTGGAAGAGAAAGTCACCTACGTTACTGAAACCGTCGAGAAAATCAAAAGAGGCACCATACGCTATGGTTATGCAGGTTACCGTCAGCTGGTGGCGAAAACGGGTATGTCAGATGCGAAATGCCGCAATCTGGTGAATGCATATCAGATCCCTACCGACACCCATGAGTTCATGACGCCGGATGGATTGTTGTCGCGTCGCGCGATTGTTGCAGTAGAACCTTTCATGGCTGCTTTTCATCGCATGATGAGTGAAGCAGAGCCACGAGGTGCACGCTGGTATCACCCGAAAATGGGGTTGTTCCAGGCGCTGGGCTGGCAGGGGTAATTATGCTCACAGGTAACACATGCAAGTACTCAATCGCTGGTTCCGTGATGGAAGGGGGCGTCGCGTCCACGTTATACGCTGGGAGCCTGAAACACAGCGGGTTATTTACCTGCGTGATGGTTATCCGCATGAATGCTTCAGCCCGCTGTGGTTGTTTCGTCGTGATTTTGTTGAGTGTGAAGCGCCACCAGCATATTGATTCTGCAATTCCGGGACGTTACACTGTTCAGGCACCTTATAAAACGGGTGCCGGGATTGGCGTCCTAGAATTGCATACGGCGACAATTGGCGCGTTAGCGTCTTTTTTGTTGCTACAACTCAGCTATACCCAAATTATGGTGGGCTGGGTGGGGGCACCGAAAGGTGCGCCGGTTTCCGTATGCGCCGGTTACGCCAACCCTGCTCAGTTCACCACCAGCGAAATTGGCGTTTCCGGTGGTGGAAGTTATCCATTGCATACGGAGGCTGCCATCATGGCTACAGACCCAACTTCCCCATACCTGAAAATCGAAGTCGTCAACGGCAAGGCCGTTATTTTCTCCCTGCATGTTGCCTGCCATTTCAAGCGCATGCACCAGAACATCGTCGACAAAATCGAGTATCTGAACTGCTCGCGCGAATTTTTTACCCGCAATTTCATACCGGGTACTTATCACATCTATGGTGACTCCCTGCGTGGTTATTACATCACCTTTGATGGCCTGATGATGCTTCAGCTTGGGTTAAGTCTACGCACAATGCGGTACTACGAGAGCTGCATTGAAGCATTCCATGAGGCAGGGAACAGCCTGAATCTTACCGCTTTCCGCCGTAATCAGTGGGAGGCGCGTCCATGATTAGTTACGAAATTATTATTTCCACAACTGAATACAGAAACGATGTATCAGTTCGCACGGATGTATCTGTCTGGCACCGTCGCTATAAATCCAGAAAAACGGCAGAACTGAAAGCGGCAGAGATGTGTGAAACCATCTCAATGAAAGGTAGCCCGGTTAAATACGTAACTACGGCGGAGGTGCGTCCATGATCCGCCACATCGTTAATTTCCTGTATCACCGATACAACCATTGCCCCCGTGTGGGGCAGTGGTTCACCACCAGCAATGGACACGTTCTGCGGGTTTGCCTGGTCAATACAGAAAGCCAGAAGGTTGTCTGCCAGGTTCAGGGACGTACTCATACCCTGAGTTATCCGCTGGTGGCGTTTCAGTCCGGAAAAATGTTTAAGCGTCTGGGAGGTGCCGTATGAGTAGCAAAATCCTAGGTAATGTCTGGGATGCATGTGCAGCATATGGCATCAAAGGTGCAAAACTGATGATTATGGCGCGCCTGGCGGATTATTCGAATGATGACGGGGTGTGCTACCCAGGTGTTGAAACCATATGCCGACAGCTTGGGTTGGGAGAAAGTACAGTCAGAACGGCAATCTCCGAACTGGAGGCTGATGGCTGGCTGACGCGTCAGTCACGCCGCAAAGGTAACCGTAATACGTCCAATCTTTATCATCTGAATGCTGATCGGCTTGAGCTGCTTGCCAGAACAGAGCGGGATAAGGTTGCAGAACTGAAACAGCAGCGCAGACTTTCAGGATTACGTGACCCTTCAGATTCTGAACCTTCAAAATCTGAACCGTCAGAATCTGTATGTTCAGGTGTGTTTGACCCTTCAGATTCTGGCAAAAATACGCGTTTGACCCTTCAGAATCTGACCCCAGATCCACAAGGTTTAAAACATGAACCACCAGTAAATTCAAAACATGAACCGCAAGATATTGGCGCATCCGCTGACGCGTCTGCACCAGCGCGTTCTGCCAGACAGGAATATTCACCGGAATTTGAACAGGCCTGGCAGGAATATCCCAAACGTGCTGGTGGTAATTCCAAGTCAGCAGCCTTCAAAGCCTGGAAAGCCCGAATCAGGGAAGGTGTGACACCAGAAACCATGCTCAACGGTGTGAAACGCTATGCTGCCTGGGTGCGTGTCTCAGGAAATACCGGCACCCAGTTCGTGAAGCAGGCGTCGACGTTCTTTGGACCCGATCGTCACTTCGAAGATTTCTGGCAACAGCCAGCAGCTCCTGGAGGTGGGCGACAGCGACAGGTCGATGTCCTGGCTGGCCTGGGAGCCATGTCTGACAAATTCGGTAAATCCAGTGACAAATTGACATTCTGAGGTGACAGCGATGATGACGTTTAACCTGCGTGAACAACAAACAAGACTACAGGCGCGGATGGATGAGTTACGGGCAGAGATTGCATTTGCTCAGAAGGGCGAAAAACCATGGCCTTATCGTTCCTGCTGGATGCGTGAAGGGCGCGGGTGTTGCGAAAAACATGGCGAATACCACACACATATTCTGGTGTGGAGTGATCGTAATGGCGAGGACAGAGAAAAAATTTCATGCTGCCCTGACTGCTTGATAGCTGAGGCCAACGATTTGACCATGGAGCTGTCGTCCCTCAAGGCGGAAGAACTGACTGATAACGCCGGAATTGCTCTGCGTTTTCGGGACTGCGAGTTTGATAATTATCTGGAGGTTAATCCTGACGCAGCCAGAAATCTTGCGGCCTGTCGCCGCTATGCGGAGAACTGGCCAGATATGCTGGAGAACGGTACCAGTCTTGTTATGACCGGCAGTTGCGGTACCGGGAAAAATCATCTGGCGGTATCAATGGCAAAACACATCATCCGTAACTATCTGGCCAGTGTGGAGATCACCGACGTGATGCGCCTTACCCGTGCTGTGAAAAACTGCTGGCGGAATGACAGTGAAAAAACAGCGGATGACGTCATTGAGCATTATGCGTCACTGGATTTGCTGATCATCGACGAAGTCGGCGTTCAGTTTGGCAGTGCGGCTGAAATGGCCATTTTGCAGGAAATTATCAATGCCCGGTATGAGGGTATTTTGCCAACTATCTTGATCAGCAACCTTTCACCGGAAGAATTGTGGGCGTTCATCAGTCCCCGGATTGCCGACAGGATCACCAATGGCGGGCGCAACTGGTTGTCGTTTAACTGGCCCAGCTACCGTTCTCGTATCGGAGGTGTTGCCGCATGACCAGCCAGAACACCCCGGCATGGCGTAACGATGACCTGGAAGGCGCTGTCATTGGCGCGTTTTTTCTGCGTGGGGCTGATCCGGAAGTGATGGATATTCTGGCCACATTGTCGGCGGACGTTTTTTCTGCACGACAGTACCGGGATATTTACGCGGGAATTTGCAGACAGGCCCGCGTATCCGGCGTCATTGATCCCGTGCTGCTGTGCAATGAGATGCCGGAACTTGCCCCGGTGATTACCGACACCGGACGCAAAACCTGGGTGAAGTCTTCACTGGAGCACTATGTCGCAGCGTTGCGGCGCAATGCCGCACTGCGCGATGCAGAAAAAACACTGACTGAAGCATTACAGAATTTACGTGATGCGTATACCTGTGAAGCAGCCGAGGATGCCCTGAAGGATGCGCAGAACATGATGGCCTCACTGTCGACCGGAAAGGGCGTCATTCAGCCGGTTCACATTGATGATGTCCTTCCGGAAGTGGTCGACCGTGTTGAATGCCGCAATCAGGGACTGGAGAAATCCAGGGCGCTGATGACCGGTATTGATGAACTGGACGCAAAAACGGGCGGTATGGAGCCAGGCGACCTGGTATTCATTGCGGCCCGTCCTTCGATGGGGAAAACCGAACTTGCGCTGGATATCATCGACAAGGTGACTGAGCAGGGGCATGGCGTGCTTCTGTTCACCATGGAGATGGCGAACATTCAGATTGGTGAACGTATGGTGTCTGCTGCCGGGGGAATGCCGGTATCCCGTCTTAAGTCTGTTGCCCGTTTTGAAGATGAAGACTGGGCGCGTTTCTCACAGGGCGTGGGACGAATGACGGGGCGTAATATCTGGATGGTGGACCAGGCAAACCTGACCATTGATGAGATATGTGCAACCACGAGGCACCACCGGATGAAACACCCGGAAACGGCGCTGGTGGTGGTCGATTACCTCGGCCTGATTAAAACCCGCAGCACGGGGCGTCACGACCTTGCTGTGGGGGAAATCTCAAAGGGACTAAAAAGCCTGGCAAAATCCGGCGGTTTTCCGCTGATTGCTCTGAGCCAGCTCTCCCGCGGTGTGGAATCCAGACCCAATAAACGCCCCATGAACTCGGACCTGAAAAACTCAGGGGAAATAGAGGCGGATGCAGACATCATTCTGATGCTTTACAGGGATGAGGTGTACAACCCGGAGACACAGGCGAGAGGCATAGCAGAAATCAACATCACGAAACAGCGTAATGGCACGCTGGGTACCATTTACCGGCGTTTTCATAACGGGCATTTTCTGCCTGTGGACCAGGAGAGTGCCCGGATTCTTTCCACTCCCATGACGCCGGGCAATCCGCGCAGATACAGCAATAACCGCATGTCGGGTAGTAAAACGGAGCGTTTATTTTGAACAACAGAACAACCACTGTTTCACCGGAACAACTTCGTCGGCAGGCGCAGGAGATGCTTCGTTGTGCTGAACAGATGGAAAAAACGAGCGTGGCAAAAGATACGCTCCGCAAGCAGCTTACTCCGGCGCTTCGTGATCTGCTGCAGGCAAAACACCGCACACAAAAGGCGGTGGATGAGCTGGTGGATTGCGTGGCGGAACTGGAAGGCCAGGTAAGCCAGTTTGAAACGCTGGTGAAGGAGTTTACTGCGTGATGGCTGAATTTTTTTCTCCTGCGTTCATGCAATACCGTTCGCTGAGGTGACCGTGAGAGCACTGCTGACCCCTGAAATTGCCCCGCGTATGGGGATCGTCTTGTTCAGACCCGGTTCAGAGCTGATGCCCCTGTTTATGCAGGGGCGTGTCCTGCTGGAGCCTGAGCCGGAACGTTATTCCTCTTTTGCCAGTGGTGCCGTTCCGGCAGCATCACAACCGCTGGCGGATGATCCTGCCGTTCGGGCCGTGTTCCGCCATGAGGCGGTGATCCGTCGTGCTGGTGGCGTGGAATGCCTTGAGAGCTGGTTACTTCGTGAAAAAGGCTGCCAGTGGCCTCATTCCGGATGGCACAGCGAGAACATGACCACAATGCGACACGCGCCAGGCGCAATCCGTCTGTGCTGGCACTGCGATAACCTGCTTCGCGATCAGTTCACGGAACGTCTGGAATCAATGGCAACGGATAACTGTGCCCGCTGGGTGTTGTCCGTAGTCCGTCGTGATCTCGGTTTTGATGACAGTCACGTTGTGACAATGCCGGAACTGTGCTGGTGGCTGGTTCGTAATGACCTGGCGGATGCCTTACCGGAAAGTGCAGCCCGTAAGGCCCTGAGATTACCGAAGTCTGTTTTGCCGTCTGTCACCCGGGAGAGTGACCTTGTGCCTTCGGTTCCTGCCACCAGCATTATCCAGGATAAAGCGAAAAAGGTGCTGGCGCTGAAAGTGGAGCCGGAGTCGCCGGAGTCTTTTATGTTACGCCCCAAACGTCGTCGCTGGGTTAATGAAAAGTACACGCGCTGGGTTAAGACGCAGCCGTGTGCATGTTGTGGTAAGCCAGCCGACGATCCGCATCACCTGATTGGTCATGGTCAGGGGGGAATGGGAACAAAGGCCCACGATATTTTCACGCTACCGTTGTGCCGGGAGCACCACAACGAACTTCATGCAGACCCGCAGGAGTTTGAGAAAAAGTACGGCTCTCAGATTGAGTTAATTTTTCGTTTTCTTGATCACGCCTTTGCGACTGGCGTGCTCGGGTAAAAGAGGTGACTGATGCTCATAGATTTGGTTTTACCTTACCCGCCGACGGTGAACACTTACTGGCGACGCCGTGGCAGCACATATTTTGTATCAAAAGCCGGGGAGCGTTATCGCCGGGCAGTGGCGCTTATTGTTCGCCAGCAGCGGCTGAAATTAAGCCTGTCCGGACGGCTGGCAATAAAAATTATTGCAGAGCCACCGGATAAGCGTCGTCGTGACCTGGACAACATTCTGAAAGCACCGCTGGATGCGCTGACGCATGCGGGAGTGCTCATTGATGACGAGCAGTTTGATGAAATCAATATTGTACGTGGTCAGCTTGTTCCTGGTGGTCGGTTGGGTGTGAAGATTTACAAAATTGAGAGTGAGTGAGCGTAAATATGATATATCCGGAAATTACAGGCAAAAGCGGCGAACATTTACGCCTGAACACGCTGGAAGCAGTCTGGATCCAGGGGAAATTACGGATGTGGGGGCGGTGGTCGTATATAGGTGGGGGTAAATCCGGAAATATGTTTAACCGGTTACTGGTTTCGAAAAAACTGACGAAAACCGCAGTTAATGAGGTTTTACGCAGAATGAAGAAATCCGGGCTGGATAAACCGGAACTTGAGGCATTTTTTCGGGATATGACAAGAGGAAAGCAGAAGAGCTGGTTGTCACATTGTACAGACACAGAGGCTTTGATTATTGATCGCGTTATCAGTGAGGTGCTTGGGGAATATCCCGGGCTAATCAATATTCTCCGGCAAAGGTACGAAGGACGGGGAATGAGCAAACTGAAAATGGCCGAAAGGCTAAATGCAGATCATCCTGAGTGGACGTTGGTTACGTGCAGACGCCGAATTGATCAATGGTTGGGGATATCTGAATTTATGTTACATGCCCCCATGCGTATGGCTTTTGTTACAGAGAAAAAAATGTTGCAAACTGATCAATAAACTGCTTCAATCCGTATAAGCTTCGCAAAGCTGTATCGCGAGGCGAAACGCAAGTTTTTTTCGCACAAGGAAGCCACCGTAGGGTGGTTTTTTTGTGCCCGCAATATACAGTAGTGCAATAAATTCGCTGGTGGTTATTAATACCGCTCTTTCAGCTTGCTGGCTTTTTCGACAAGAGTTATTGGTGTGTCACGTTAACCGGAAAAGGGAAAAAGACATGCTGAAACAGCAGGATATGACAGAAACCGCCAGAGTGGTGTTTAATGAATTAAGCGTTACCGACCCGGCGACAGTCGGGGAGATTGCACAGAATACTTACCTTTCACGCGAACGCTGCCAGTTAATACTGACCCAGCTGGTTATGGCGGGTCTGGCAGACTATCAGTTCGGTTGTTACAGACGCCTTCAGTCCTGAAGGCTTTTTTATTTGTGGTAAATGGGCGGCTGATGGGTGTTAGGGGCACTCACCAGCCATCTGCTCATGCGTCCGGATCACAAGCAAACCTCAGGCCCACTGCTTTGCGCAAAAGCAGAATGAGCCTATCAGAGACAGGCTTAATGATCCATGCTTAATACTGTAAAAATATCCAGTTGTGAGTTAATCAACGCCGACTGCCTGGAATTTATCCGGTCGTTACCCGAAAATTCTGTTGACCTGATAGTCACGGACCCGCCGTACTTTAAAGTGAAGCCTGAGGGCTGGGATAACCAGTGGACGGGTGATGAGGATTACCTGAAATGGCTGGACCAGTGTCTGGCGCAGTTCTGGCGGGTGCTGAAACCTGCCGGAAGTCTTTACCTGTTCTGTGGCCATCGCCTGGCATCTGACATTGAAATCATGATGCGTGAACGCTTCAGTGTACTGAACCATATTATCTGGGCAAAGCCGTCCGGACGCTGGAACGGGTGCAACAAGGAAAGCCTGAGGGCGTATTTCCCCGCCACAGAGCGCATTCTGTTCGCGGAACATTATCAGGGGCCGTATCGTCCGAAAGATGCCGGGTATGAGGCGAAGGGCAGGGCACTGAAACAGCATGTGATGGCTCCGCTGATTGCTTACTTTCGTGATGCGCGCGCTGCCCTGGGGATAACGGCAAAACAGATAGTGGATGCCACAGGAAAGAAAAACATGGTGTCGCACTGGTTCAGTGCCAGTCAGTGGCAGCTGCCGGACGAAAGTGATTATCTGAAATTACAGGCGCTGTTTGCCCGGGTGGCAGAAGAGAAGCATCAGCGGGGTGAACTGGAAAAGCCCCACCACCAGCTGCTGGAGACGTATACTTCACTGAACCGGCAGTATGCGGAACTGCAGAGTGAATATAAGCATCTGCGGCGGTATTTTGGCGTGACGGCGCAGGTGCCGTACACGGATGTGTGGACGCATAAACCGGTGCAGTACTATCCCGGGAAACATCCGTGCGAAAAACCGGCAGAAATGCTGCAGCAGATAATCAGTGCGAGCAGTCGTCCGGGTGACCTGGTTGCAGATTTCTTCATGGGGTCGGGTTCGACAGTCAAAGCCGCGATGGCGCTGGGGCGTCGTGCAACTGGCGTTGAGCTGGAGACTGAACGTTTTGAGCAGACGGTCAGGGAAGTTCAGGATTTAGTCAGTCAGAACGGATGATATT